TCGGGGCCAAACTGATCGGGGCCAAACTGTTCGGGGCCAAACTGATCGGGGCCAAACTGTCCGAGGCCGACCTGTCCAGGGCCAGCCTGTCCGGGGCCGACCTGTCCAGGGCCAACCTGTCCGAGGCCGACCTGTCCAGGGCCAGCCTGTCCGGGGCCAAACTGATCGGGGCCAACCTGTCCAGGGCCGACCTGTCCAGGGCCAGCCTGTCCAGGGCCGACCTGTCCAGGGCAAAAAACATCCCGTATGTCCCGATGGCTTGCCCGGATAACGGCTCTTTTACCGGCTGGAAAAAAGCCCGTGGATATATCGTAAAGCTGTTGATCCCAGAAGATGCAAAACGCAGCTCGTCCTCTGGCAGGAAGTGCCGGTGCGATAAGGCTATCGTATTGGAAATCCAGAATCCGGATGGGACTAAGGCTGATGTTGATGTCGTAACAAGCAACAGAGACGAGGAGTTTTTATACAGGGTCGGAGAGACCGTTTCCGTCCCGGATTTCTGCGATAACCGTTTCCTGGAATGCGCCGCAGGAATCCACTTTTTCATCAACCGACAGGAGGCAGTAGAGTACAATGGCTGAGGTAAACTGGATTAAAGGCACAATCGCCCCGCCGGAAAGCGGAGATTATTACATCATCCTGGAGGCAATGCAGGACAGTGACCCGTTGCCTTCCGGGGAGATGCTTGACCACAAGGGCGACATTGAGATCACATACGGCTGGTACGATACAGACCGGGCAGAGTTCGACAACATCGGCAAGGATAACCCGATATGGCGGGTGCTTGCCTGGGCTAGGGCGCTCAAGCCCTCTATTCCGGCAGACATCCGGGACCGGGTGCGGTGGTACTTCGGAGAGGAGATAAAACGGGATGGCTAAGGCAGTTTTGCTCAGCATCCGCCCGGAATGGGCGGGAAAAATCGCCAGCGGCGAGAAGACTGTGGAGGTCAGAAAGACCCGCCCGAAGCTGGAAACACCGTTTAAGTGTTATATCTACTGCACGCTGCCGAAGTACCCGCACGAGGACTTTATTGCAACGGATTATCCAAATCCGCAGTTTTATGGCGGAGGCAAAGTCATTGGCGAATTTATGTGCTATGCGACCATCCCAATAAGTGTTGAGTATTCTGACCCCAGCCATCGGATGGCGCAAAGAGATTTTCCGTTCACTGGCATGACAGACAAGCAAATAATTGATTATCTCGGCAATGGGAAAATGGGCTACGGCTGGCACATCTCCGACCTTAAAATCTACGATAAGCCGAAGGAACTGATAGAATTTCACACTTGGAAAAAATGCAAATCATGCAGCAAAAGCGGGTACGAAAGCACAGCCTGTATCTATGATGAAAATTGCATGATTCCAGCGGCGATTACTAAAGCACCGCAAAGCTGGTGCTATGTGGAGGAATTGGAAAATGGCTGACATAAAACGGGAAATCCTGAACAAAGCAAAGGTGCAGGGCTGGCTGAGTGGATTTGACTTCTCTGTGCTGATGCAGGAGCTGCTGGTGTCGCCGGATGCCTATGTTATTGACACTGGGAACTGGGAAAACGTCAATGCGGCGGTGGCGCAGCTGCTTGTGCAGCGCATCCGGCGGCACCCGCTGCTTTGGAAATGGTTTTTTATGATCTGACAGGAGAATTGACAATGGATGAATACATTAAGCGTGAAGCGGCGCTCCAAGAGATTGAACGGCGTGAAGCGTTTGCGGTGGGAGACAAGCTCGCTTCTATTGGCGCGATTAAGTCGTTTATCAAGAACCGCCCAGCCGTTGACGTTGCGCCAGTGGTGCATGGGCGGTGGATACCTATCCGGGAAAGCGAGATGACCGGATGGGACCCCGCAGTTGCAGGACGAGACCCGATTGGTGGATATATCTGCTCTGTCTGCAAAGAGGAAGCCGTGTATGACTGCAACGACGAGTTTGTTCTGTCGAAATACTGCCCCAACTGCGGGGCGAAGATGGAGAACGACGAGGACGGAGGCAAAAACATGACGATTGAACGAGCAATCGAAATTCTGAACCCCGACCACCGGGAACATTATGATGGCATGGAAGAGGTAAACGAAGCCTGCCGGATGGGCATGGAGGCGTTGGAACAGTCAAGGGGGATTCCGGTAGATGTGCGGATGCCGGAGAAAAACGTGCCTGTTTTGGGCTGGTACAAGGATAACCCGTTCTCGCCCTTCCGCCCGGAAGTGGTGGCGTGGAATGGAAAAGGCTGGGTGTTTGTATATGCACAGCGCTACGTTACCGATGTTACCCACTACGAAGCAGACTGCCCCGTTTTGTGGCAGTGCGTCCCGTGGTGTGAGTATTTGCAAGAGACTGGAGGTGCCGACAATGAGATGTGATTGCTGCCCACTGTCCGACCCGGAAGATGTTTGCCCGGAATCGGAAGGCCGCTATGGGATCGTCCGTGAAGATGGGGGCCTTGGATGCAAACATCCCCGAAGCTGGGCCGAAAAAAGGTCCGATGCCCACGACACCGCCCTTGGTAATATGGGGCGTGATATGGGCATCGAAATGTCCCTGACAAAAGATGAGCTGCTCCGCGCCATTGAGATATGCAAACACATGGTCGGCTTGGATTATAAGCGCCCTTACCACAGGCACGGGAAAGCGTTTTACCGGGCATACCGCAACTACTACACGGACGTCCCGGGCGGCAACAGAATCCTTGATAAACTGCCATATGACATGCTCCGTATTTACAAAAATGAACGTGGGACCGAATATCACCTGACAAATATTGGGCTTGCGTGGCTGGGAAGACAGTTGCGCGTTACGATAACGTGGAGGCCATGATGGACGGATGGGCTTTTATGGGCATGATGGTCACGATCATTTTTGTGGCATGGTTCTTTTGGCTTTATTTGGAAAATTAGTAGGAGGTGTGGAAGATGGAACAAAGGCTGATTGATGCCAATAAGCTGGACTTAAGATTTGAGTACGGGGTGTACGAGGATGGGCTGCTGCTCGTACCGTTTCGGGATATGCGAAGATCGGTTGATAAGGCCCCCACCGTGGACGCCGTGCCGGTGGTGAGGTGCCGGGAGTGTATCGGGCAATGCACTTGGGTGACAGGTGTAAACGGGACGCAAATTTGCGGCATGAGTGGGATGTTTGTCGTTAAAGATACCGACTTTTGCAGCTATGGGGAGCGGAGGGACAGCTGATGGGGATGATTTTGCTTAAACTGTTAGGTTGGATCGGCGTCATCGCGCTGATCGGAGGCATGGTTGCAGCGACCATCGCCGCAGCAACGTTGATTGTCATGACGCTGGATGCCTGCGGAGAGGCGCTGCGCAAGTGGAGGCGGGACCGTGAGAAAAGGTAGATGCTCTATCGTGACGAGCGATCCTCTGGGCTGCCAGATCAAGGCCAGGCTCGCAGAATGCGGCGGGATTTGCGAGGGGGCCAGGGCGGTCGGGGTTAAGCACGCCACGGTCTACAGCTGGATCAAGGGCACCACGCGCCCCAAAGGGGATCACCTGGAATCGCTTGCGGCCGCACTGCACACCACGCCCGAGGAGCTGCTGAGCGGCTCAGGACGGCAGCACGCTTTTACCCTTGATGAGTTAGCTGTACTTGCAGTTACGGTCTACAGCGGCTCACCGTGGGCCTCATACGGCAAGTTAAAGAGCTACATAGACACGCACGGCGGGGAACTGCACAGCTAGGAACTGAAGCGAAGGAGGTAACGCGAAATGGTAGACAATATCGTCGATAAGGCTACGGAGGACTTCAAGGACGAGCTGTTCCCGGAAGAGGTGCTGTTGATTGTTCAGCGTTGGCGCAATCTGATCCGCAGAAACTGCGTTCCGGCATGGAAAGACAGCCCAAATCCGTTTATTCGCTGTGCGTTGGATAACGGATGGACGGTCGGGGCTTTTATATCCAGGCCGGACGAGACCAAACCGTATGGACCGTGCAATATCAAAATCGCCAATAGCTCGCAGAAGTTGGACGCGAGAAGCGATAGAATCAATCGGGAGCTGGCTGACCGCTGGAATAGATGCGTTTATGAACCGAACAGAGAACGCGTGGCAGAATACAAACGGCAACTTGTGCGTCTACAGGGCACCAGCGGCGACGACAGCCAAGAATGCGGGTGGCGCAAGGATGAGATGTGCGTCAATGCGATCTGCCCGGTAAGAGGCGCCAGATGCCCGACAGCCGATTGCCCAGGGGTATGCCGGTATGACACGAGGAGGGCAAAACAATGAGCAAGCCCCGGATACTTGGACAGAAAACAGGTTTCACGCCAAACAGTCAGGCGGACCGGCGCAGGGTCAACCGGACATTCCGGCACCGGGAATATCAAAAAGAAGTCCAGCTGAAGAAAAGAATAGAACTCGATGCTGCCATTGCCGATTTGGATAAAATGATGTCATATGCGTCCACGTCATGGAAAAAACTGCACGAAGCTATTGAGGCGCTATCTTCGGCGGCACAAAAAGCGGCGCAAAAAGCGATGCAAGAAGCGACGCCAGAATCGGCAGAGAAAATAAAGGAAGCGTATGAAAGGTTGAGCAAAGAAATTAAGGCGATTGAGGCGTTATGACCAGGATTGCAGGGCGGCGGCATCAGATCGGCGCTGCCGCCCGTCAGGTCCAATATTTGCATAATCTAAGATAAGATATTATATATATTTATATTATTTATGCTGTATGTATATTATGTGTTTATATATTCTTAGATTTATGCTATAATAGCGAAAGGAGGGGCAATTACGAGAATCACAGACCAGAAACGAACGGATTTTGTGAATCGGTTTCGCAGTCTGTCCAAAAGGTTCCCGCTGTGGCAGGTATGGATCGACTTTATCAACATGTACGCGACAGCAATTTCCAACGCGGTGGACCATCGTTGGAAGGCAGACCGAGAGAAAACGTATCTGGAAATCGTCAAGAGGTACGACAAGGAAGAACGCATGGTATTCCCAGAACTGGCGGCGGACGTTGTCAATGCCTTTGAGGCGGACCGGAACCAGGACTTCCTCGGCAGTGTATACATGGAACTCGGCCTCGGGGATCATTGGAAATGACAGTTTTTCACGCCATACGACGTTTGCCGCTGCATGGCAGAACTGACAACCGGCAACGTCGTGGAGCAGATCAACCGTGACGGTTTCGTCACGCTGAATGACTGTGCTTGCGGAGCGGGTGCGACTTTAATTGCAGCTGTCAACCAGATCGAGACGCAGCTTTATGAAGCCAAAAGCCCACTGAATTGGCAGAATCATGTTCTGGTAACGGCGCAGGACTTAGACTTTACCACCGGCATGATGTGCTACATCCAGCTGTCACTTCTCGGGTGTGCCGGGTACGTCAAGATCGGGGACAGCCTGACAGACCCAATGCGCCATGGAGATGACCCGAAAGCCTATTGGTATACACCCATGTATTTCTCAACGGTCTGGAGGCTCAGGCGCGTCTTCCGGAATATGGATAGCTTATTCGCCAAAGCAGAAGCCAAACCACCGGGCGGGTCTGAATAATTTAGATATCTTATTTATTATATATAAATATAATATTCTTATTATTTTTGTTGTGTGTATGTATTATAATAAAAAATATAAATCTATGTAAATAGTAAAGGAGGAAAACGACTTTGACAGAAGGGAAAAAGCTTAAAAAGAAGCCCTATCAGGTGCCTGACCTGGAGCCGGGAGACAACACCAAGTACATCAACCATTCCTTGGAAATCATGAAATGGCAAAAGCCAAACATGGATAGCCTGGAAGCAGTGCAGCAACGGTGCATCGACTATTTCAGCCTGTGCGGGAAAAACGATATGAAACCGACGTTCGCCGGGCTTGCACTGGCGTTCGGGGTGGACAGGATGACCCTGTGGAGATGGTGCAATAATCAGCCGAGGAGCAGGGATTTAAGCGACTCTGTGCGTTGCACCATCAAAAAAGCACGGGATTTTATCAACGCTCAGATGGAAGATTTCATGCAAAATGGCAAGATTAACCCCGTCGCCGGAATTTTTTTGATGAAAAACAACATGAACTACACAGACCAGCAAGAGGTGGTCTTGAAGCCGGATAACCCCTTAGGTGAGCAGAAAGACCCGGAAGCGCTGCGGCGGAAGTATCTGGAAGACATGAAAGCAGGCGGAGCGACTATCGTTGACGCAGAAGGGACGAGCGAATAATGCACGAAGGATTGTATTCAGAAGGACGTTGCGCCGCGCCCAATGACGAAAGCAAAGACCGACTTTGTGCCGCTGTGGAGAGACTTTGCGACGAAGTATCCAAACTGCGCCGCCCGCCGGTCCCGTTCGGTGATGTTGAAGAAATCATGAACGAGATGGATCGGGGCGACTATCGGATTGACTGCGACTTTTGCAGAGACGCCGTGCCGGTACCGGAAACTTTTTCTATTCTGCCATCGAGCGGCAAGCAAGTAACCGCGACTTTCAATTTCTGCCCAGTTTGCGGTCGGAAACTCTGAGCGACTTTATTAGACAGCAAATCCCCGGAAGGTCCAGCGACTTTCCGGGGATTCCTTTATCGACTTTCATTTTCGAAGATTCCAACAGGGCCATCGACTTTGTCAGACAGGGCCAGCTGCTCACCGCCCGGCAACGTAAAATCTGCGCGGGCGTGCCACCCCCACCCACCACAACGGCCCCGGCTGCCGGTCTGGCGTGGTGGGGTGGGCTGGCCAGAATGGACCCGGAGCGCGTCGGCCCCTCAGCGGCCCCAGAAGCGGCGAAAATCTCCGGGGCATAACTTGACAAGGCGCGCAAGAAAACAAGGATACGGACCCACCACGGACGCAACGCACCAATGGAAACGGTGCAGACATACCGCCGCGCGTCACCAGTGGCCGCAAGAACGAAGAAAACCGCGCGCCCATGAAATTACATACCAGAAAACAAAACGCCGCACAAGGCCACCAGAGCCGCCACACGGAAACAAAGAAAAGCCCCGCCACAATGGGCAGGGCAAAGAAGAACCCCCGGAAGCCGTCAGGCATCCGGGGGTTGCGTTTACCAGATGATCCAATCGCTATAGTATCCATAATCACCGAAGCAAATCGGGTCATCTTCCGGGGTGGTGTCGGGGTCGTAAGCGGATCCGTACCAGTTGCGGCGGGAAACCTCTTCGCCGGTTTCGGCGTCGTGAATGGTGATAGGCGCTTGCGTGTACGCTGCGTCGTCATCGGCTGCGGCTTGTGCCTGGGCGAGGGTTCCGGAAAATTCGAAATCCCCCGCGCCGGTGTGGTAGTTGATGCGATATTTTGCCATTGTCAAAACCTCCTTAAAATCTGATTACTTTTTGCGAAGCAACGCTTGAAAAATGCCAACGAAAAAGGCGATAACGCCAATAAAAAACCACATTGGGACCGTTTCCCCCCTTTCAACAGTGCGGATACCGCGCGGTGACGGTATCCAGAATAGCATGGTAGAGCGTCGCGCCGCCGAAGTCCTTGCTTGTCATGGCTGCGAGCTGATCCAGGGCAGCCCCGTAAGCCGCATAGAATGTGCTATAGGCCGCGTGCGCCTGCTTGATTTGGTTTTCCCGGGTGGCGATCCGCTGCCGCAGCTGGTCACACCGTGCCGCGATGGCGGATTTGATGTCGTCCAGGTCAAAAAGATAAATCTGTTTTAGGCCGGGCACCTTCGGCAGCAGATTGCCGGGTTTGCCCTGCTGGGCGTCCGTCATGCGGTCGGCGGTGGTGTATGCGTGGAGATCGTCGGAAACGTAGCCGACGCCATAATCAGCGCCCCAGGTGGTGACGGTTACTGCCATTTCACCCGGCTGCAGGGTGTAGGCCTCGGCGGCGTACTTCGCGCCGCTGATGTTCTGCGCCATCCGTGCGAAGGGCTTTCCGTCCTTCTTGGTGGGATAGGTTACCGACTCCCATGCGGCCAGGATTGCGCGGTCCTGCGCGTTGCGCTTCTTCAGCTCGGTAACGATTCCGTCGAGATTGTAAAGATTAGCCATTTTTCAATTCCTCCATAAATTTCTTGACTTTCGGAGGAATCCCGGGTATAATTGTTTTCCCCGGATTCCTGCGAAGGTTGGTTTTTCAAACGTTTTCGGGGTTGCCCGGTCGGCGGTTCCAGCGCTGGCCGGGCTTTTTATTCCCTTTTAATTGCTTTTTGCATGAGTTCGCGCGCGGCTCCGGATTTGCTTTCGGCCTTTTCCAGTAGGGCGAAAAGCTCCGGCGTTTGGTTGCGGTTAATCTTGAGCGTGATTTTTAACACGTTTTCCCGCTCCCATGCGCTTTTGGCTTTGCTGTCTGGCATTCTCTGCCCCCTTTCGGGCTGGGCCGGTTTCCCGGCCCGCCGTTTATGCTTTCGGTTTCGGTTCGTCCTTCGTGGGCTTGTAATGCTCGTCGCCGCTTTCGATCCACAGAAGCAGCTTGTTGATCTCGTCACCGTTCCACCCGGCAGCTTGAAGCCCCAAGATCAAGCGGCTTAATTCCTGCATTGTCATTCCCCTTTGGCCTCCTTTCCTCTGGGATGGCTTTATTATAGCATGGGCTGTCCCATTCGTCAAGAGGTTTTCAAAGATTTTTTTGATTTATTTTCCGGGCTGCGGTTCGGTTTTCTATGTGTTTTTGCAGCGCACATAATAGCCACATTTTCCACGATGCGCGGACAGAGTACCGGTCCACAATAGACGGACGCGAAAACACCCGCATACACGGAGTTCTCCGAACATTTACGCATAAAATGCCATTTACAAAGATATATTTGCCCATTCTAACGCAACCAAAATTTGATTTTGTTGCGTTCGCGGAATCGCGTTTGCTGTCTGTCCTTGTATGTGTGCGTCATGCGCGGACACATTGCCCGGCGGCACTTTGCAGCCAGCGGAGCGCCCCGAAGATACCGCACGGGGCTGCGGCTCCGGCCTCCGCGCCAATCTGGCCACCCGGGGGCGGGGGATATAGGGCCGGGCCCAGGCGCGCGGCACACCCTCCTACCACTCGCGCCAACAAAAAGCGGTCCCCGAAAAAATCGCGAAAAAACAAAAAGGGCAAAATAAATTTTATAAAAGCGCCCTGCGGGCGCGTGTTGATATCGAAGCAATAACATGATAGAATAAAAACGAGATAGCAATCTTCCACGGCAGGTGGGAGAAAGGCCAAAGGGTCGCTTTTGCGTTACGCATGAGCGGCCCATTTTATTTTGTAAAGGAGGAGTACGGATGGATTACGAAAGGATTTCCGAATCGATTCTGAAAGCGATAGCGCGTCTGCCTGCGGATTATGATGCCTATCAGGACTTGTTTTCTTTGTGCCGGGATTGGGCGTCAGAGGACCATGCAGCGGCTCACAAGACAAACAACTTGCTGCGAGGTAAGATTCTGGCGCAGGCGGAGAACGGGCAGGAGAGCAGTTTCTATGAACTGTGGCGGAAAAGCTTGCTGTTTGAAGCGCCGGATGATTTTGACTGCTATCTGACGTATTTGGAAATTGACCGGAAGGCATCAGAACGGTTTTATCTGCCGAGAAAACGGATTATGGGGAAAGTGGTACAGAATTTACAAAGGCTGGCGGATGATAAGCTGGATGAATTGTTTATTTCGATGCCGCCGCGGGTCGGTAAAACGTCAATTCTCATGTTCTTTACAACGTGGCTGATCGGGCGCAATAGCGAGGCGTCGAACCTGTATTCGGCCTATTCTGACGTGATTACAGCAGCGTTCTATCGTGGCGTCCTGGAGATTCTGCAAGACCCGACAACCTATCTGTGGCGGGATGTTTTTCCAAACGCAAAGTTGGTGGAAACCAACGCAAAAGACGAAACGCTGAACATTGACCGGAGGAAAAGGTATCCGTCGCTTACATGCCGTTCCTTATACGGGACGCTGAACGGAGCCTGTGACTGCAACGGTTTTGAAATTTCGGACGACCTGATCGGCGGCATTGAGGAAGCATTGAACAAGGACCGGCTGATGTCGGCATGGTCTAAAGTGGACAACAATCTGTTACCTCGTGCAAAAGAAAAGGCGAAAATTCTGTGGTGCGGCACCAGATGGTCCATGGTGGACCCGGCGGGTATCCGAATGGAACTGCTGCAAAACGATGAAAAGTTCCGTAACCGGCGTTTCGAGATCATGAATCTACCGGCGTTGGATGAAAATGACGAAAGTCAGTTCTGCTATGAATACGGTGTCGGATTCAGTACGGAATATTATCGGCAGCGGCGTGCGTCATTTGAACGGAATAACGATATGGCCTCCTGGACCGCCCAGTATATGGGGCAGCCGATCGAAAGAGACGGCGCTTTGTTCAGCCCTGCGGATTTCCGGTACTATAACGGAACCCTGCCGGATGGAGAGCCGGACCGAATCTTCATGGCCGTTGATCCGGCGTTTGGAGGCGGTGACTTTGTGGCGGCTCCGGTATGCTATCAGTATGGCAACGATATTTACGTTCACGACGTCGTGTATGATGACGGAGATAAGCGCGTCACACAGCCGCTGCTGGTGTCGGCTATTATGAAGCACAATGTGCAGGCTGCACAATTTGAAGCCACCAAAGCAACGATGGACTACAAAGAGGGCGTGGAGGAACAGCTGAAGGCAAAGGGATATCGGCTGAATATCACCACAAAAGCAGCTCCAACGGATAAGGCAAAGTTCCAAAGAATCTTCGATAAAGCACCGGATATTCGGGAGAACATGGTGTTTTTGGAGAGTGGAAAGCGCAGCAAGGCCTACTCCTTGTTTATGCAGAATGTGTTTTCATACACGATGTTCAAGAAAACGGCTCATGACGATGCACCGGACAGTCTGACCATGGCAATGAACATGGTGCGGTCGCTGGACGGGAACCGGATTTCGGTTTTTGCAAGGCCGTTCTAAAATAATGCTTGACTTTTTGTAATACATATATTATACTAAATGTGCTACAAAAAGTGAGGTGATAATGTGGCCCCTCGTACTGGGAGACCGAAAGTGGATAACCCCAAATCTTTCAGCTTCAGCGTTAGGCTTGATTCCGAAACAGAAGCAAAACTTCAAGAATACTGTTTTCGGAATGAAATCACAAAAGGAGAAGCTGTCAGACGTGGAGTTCATCTTCTTTTGGAAAAAGAAAAGCGGAAATCCGAATAATTCGGTTCCGAAAAACAAGAAAATCCAGAAGAAACGATAATATTTCAATCGTTTCTTCTGGATTCCAAAAAGGGGGTTTTCGTGAATATAAATTAACTTTACAAAATCGGGATTTTTTGATAGAATATTTGCAGAAAGGAGGCACAAAAGTGGCAGATAAGACGATTTCTATCCGTGTGGACGAAACGCTGTATAAGTTCGTTCGCAGACGAATTGCGAACCTGGATTTGACGTACAAGGATTACATCACGAAGCTTATTTTGGATGACCGTGACAGAGATTCCGGGAAGCCGGAGTTCATGGCAGAAAACGCTATTAGCCGTGAACAGCTGAATCAGGCGCAGGCATTGCTTGAACAGATTCAGAAGCAGATGTTCGGAGATTCCGAAGAACAGTGAGAGTGTCCACTCTCCCGCCAAGAAGTTGTGGACACTCCAAACAACACCAACCCAGAGGGATGGTACATATAGTTTATCATTCCTCCGGGAAAAAATCAAGGAGGAAAATTTATGAACAACGAAATCAAGGTATTTAGAAACGAGGAATTTGGCTCTATTCGCAGAGTTGAGATTGATGGCGAATATTGGCTGGCCGGAAAGGATGTAGCGCAGGTGCTGGGATACAGCAATCCACAGAAAGCTGTCCGTGACCATGTAGATGAAGAAGATAAAACGGTGAACGATTCGTTCACCGTCAACGGGACACCCATTGCACTTATCAATGAATCCGGCCTCTATTCCCTTGTGCTTTCCAGCAAGCTCCCCTCTGCCAAGAAGTTCCGCCGCTGGTAGAGAATCAATAATTTCAAGAAAGAACTTGACATTTTGTGTGTACACGCTATAATAAGCGTGTACACATTAAGTGAGGTGATTTAATGTCGCCCCGTACAGGCAGGCCAAAGGTCGAAAGCCCAAAGGACATTCAGCTGAAAATAAGAGCTGACCAGCAGACAATGAAAGATTTAGATTTCTGCTGTGAAAAGCTTGGAAAAACAAAAAGTGACATCATCCGGCTTGGAATCCAAAGGGTAAAGACCGAATTGGAAAAGAAATAAGGGATTGACAGCCCCTACCACAGTTCGTCAATCCCTCAAAACAGCGACAGGGAAACCCTATCTAAAATTCATTGTACATTAGATTCGGTTCCTTGTCAAATGAATTTTGAAAGGAGCTAATTTGTGACAGATTTAATCAAGGTTGATTACAGCGGGGAGAAGCCCGCTGTTTCCGCAAGAGAGTTGCATGAGTTTCTGGACGTCAGCACGGATTTCCGGCATTGGTTTCAGAGAATGTGCGAATTTGGATTTTCGGAAGGGCAGGACTTTCGGACATTTTTGACCGAAAGTACCGGAGGCCGCCGTGGACAGGATGCCGCCGTCACCATCGACATGGCAAAGGAGATTTGTATGCTCCAGCGCAATGAAAAAGGAAAGATGGCACGACAGTACTTCCTACAGCTGGAACGGGACTGGAATAGCCCTGAAAAGGTCATGGCAAGAGCCTTGCAGATTGCAGATCGGAGAATTAAGACCCTGGAATCCAAAGTCCAAGCCGATGCCCCGAAGGTCTTGTTCGCTGACAGTGTGGCGGCATCCAGCAGCACGGTTCTGATTGGTGAGCTGGCAAAGATTCTACGGCAGAACGGCGTCGGCATGGGCGAGCGGCGGCTGTTCCAGTGGATGCGGGACAACGGGTACTTAATCAAGCGCAACGGAACGGATTACAATATGCCGACGCAGTCCAGCATGGAGCAGGGGCTTTTCCGGATCAAAGAGACGGTCATCAGCCATAGCGACGGCCATACGTCGGTCAGCAAGACCCCGAAGGTCACCGGCAAGGGCCAGGCGTTTTTCCTGAATAAGTTTCTGAGGGAGGATAAGAAGGCATGACGAAGACGGCAACACTGGACGATATCTGGGTAAGCGTCAAAATTGCACAGTCCACGGCTACGATGCTTTCGGATATGTTTGAGATGGAATATGACGACGAGGCGGATATGCTGCGGCTCAGTGCTCTCCGGTACGATATGTACTGCAATGTGCTGACATCTGTCACGGAGCAGATCAAAAGCATTGCGGATGCACTCGAAGAAGTGCAGTAAGTAAACCTTCACAGCAAAAGAGCGTCCTGGAAATACCGGGGCGCTCTTTTTATATCTATGCGAGAATCCCCCTGACACGACCGGAAGGAAAGGAAAAGACCGGCGCGTCAGGGGGACCCATCAAAGAAAAGGGGTAATAGGAAGGTAGAAAATCGGAATAGGAGGTATTTATGAAACACTCAACAACCACGCCTGAATTATATCATTTTACGGCTGAAATGTAAATATAATCTTTGTTATGGTTTAATGGCATGGATTTAATTAACTATTGTTATCTATACAAAGCGTTGCTTGCGTGGTAAAATGATAAATGTGAAGATAGAATCCATAAATGGAGGTGAAATGCCGTTGCAGAGCCGTAAATTGTTCGGACGCCGGGTTATTTATACGGAAGTGCCGAAAATCACGGATGCCAACGTGATTGACGTGCTGCAAAAGGCACAGACTGTCCATTTGATGAATCAGGCAGATATCGATTATCTGTATTGGTACTACCGAGGGGATCAGCCGATCCTTTATCGGGAGAAGCAGGTCCGACCGGAGATCAATAACCAAGTCGTGGAGAACCGGGCCAACGAGATTGTCTCGTTTAAGACCGGCTACCAGATCGGCGAACCGATCCAATATGTCAGCCGTGGCAGCGATGACATCATTGCTTCCGAGGTCCTGCATCTGAACGATTATATGCTTTCTGAGGACAAGCCAACCAAAGACAAAGAGCTGGTCGATTGGGGAAACATCTGCGGCACCTCATATCGGATGGTTTTGCCGGATGCGCTGGCGGACGTAGACGCAGACGAAGCGCCCTTTGAAATCTTCACGCTTGATCCGCGCTATACCTTCGTTATTTACTCTGTGGGGCTGGGACACAAGCCAATGATGGCCGTCCGCTACGTTCTGCGGGAGGATGGGACCATCGTCTTTTCCTGCTGGACGGAGAACCGATACTACGAGGTGTGGAATACATGGTCAGTTATCCACGCAGAAGATCAGATTTTCGGCATTCCGATTATCGAATACCCCGCCAATCAGGCGAGGCTTGGCGCTTTTGAAATCGTCATTCCTCTGCTGGATGCAATCAATATGGTGGAGAGCAACCGGATTGACGGCGTGGAACAGTTCGTTCAGGCGCTGATGCTTTTTCACAACGTGGACATTTCGGAAGACGATTTCGAAAAGCTGCGGGACCTGGGCGGCATCAAGTTCAAAGATATTGATTCCACCTTGAAAGCGGAAATCCAGTATCTGACGTCCGAGATGAACCAAACGCAGACGCAGACGCTCGTGGACAGCATGTATAACACCGTGTTGACCATCTGCGGGATGCCAAATCGAAACGGCGGGTCCTCCACTTCTGATACCGGGTCTGCGGTCATCATGCGGGACGGCTGGTCTGCCGCCGAAGCGAGAGCCAAAGACGCAGAACTGGTATTTAAGAAATCCGAGAAGGAATTCCTGAAGCTGGTGCTGCGAATCTGTCAGGACATGGGGAACCTGAGCCTGAAGCTGTCGGCACTGGAAATCCGGTTTACCCGCCGAAATTATGAGAACATCGCGCAGAAGGCAAGCGTTTTGACCATGATGCTCGGGTGTGAGAAAATTGCGCCGGAGCTTGCGTTCACGCACAGCGGCCTCTTTTCCGATCCGCAGCTTGCTTATCGCATGAGCATGGAATATATGGCCCAGCAGGAGCGGGAAGCCGCTCAGCGGGCCAATCAAAACGGGGGTGTATCCGGTGGAACAGGAAGTCAATCCGGCGCGCCGCCTGAATCTGACGGATGAACAGATTCAGCTTATCAATAACACGATCCGGCAGGGGAAGGTTGTTGAATTGCGCGTGGAGCACGGAGAGATCAAGGTCATTGCAATTACAAGAAAATGCTTAAATAGATAACGGTTGCCTGAAGTGGCAGCTAAGAGCCGATGGGCTGTTGATACCAGGAATGGTATCGGCAGCCCATTTTTTGTTTATTCGCCGTTGTAGCACAATTGGCAGTGCATCCGATTTGTAATCGGAAGGTTGACGGTTCGATTCCGTCTGGCGGCTCCAATCAAACACCCGGACAGAGAGCACCATGTGTCGGCACGCTGCTTGTTTTTTCCGCTACTGCTCAACAGCGGACCGGGGCCAATGGGTAGATAGCTAAGACGGTAGAGCGCGTGACTGTTAATCACGACGTCGCAGGTTCGAATCCTGCTCCGCCCGCCATAAACGGCAGCAGTGAAGCTGCCATATCAAAAACGCAATTTGGAGAAAACCAAACAAAAAACAGAAACCATAGCGGAGTGAACCGCTAAAACAAACGCAGGAGGAACATTATGGCAAAAATTGACGTTACGAAAATCGAAGGATACGAAGGCATGAATGCCGAGCAGAAGTTGGCTGCCCTGGAAGCGTTTGAGTATGAAGATAACGCAGCCGAGCTGGAAAGACAGAAGGCCGCGCTGTCCAAGGCGAATTCTGAGGCTGCCGCTTGGAAACGGAAGCATAACGAGCTTCTGAGCGACGAGCAGCGCAAGCAGCAGGAAGAAGCCGAAAAGTGGTCCAACATGGAGCAGGAGCTGAAATCTCTCCGCAAGGAAAAGACCATCTCCGAGTATACCGCAAAGTTTACCGCACAGGGATACGACGAAAAGCTGGCTTCCGAGACAGCGGAAGCCCTCGAATCCGGAGATACGGCGACAGTTTTTGCCAATCAGCAGAAGTTTCTCGAAGAATACGCCAAAAAGGTGGTTGCAGAGAAACTGAAAGGAACGCCCCGTGGCGCTTTTGGCGCTCAGGGCGGCGGCACGGATTACGCTAAGGCCATTGAAGAAGCGAATCTTAAGGGCGATGTAACCGCTGCCGCCTACTACACCCGTCTGCAAGCCGAAATGGAGGCTACGCAGAACACCAAGTAAAGGAGATTGATACCAGTATGGCTAATCAGTTTGCTACCAGCTTCAGCGTCCTGAACTACTCCGGGATGCTGTTCAACAAGGGCAATACACGTTGCCCCCTGAGTTCCGCAATTGGCGGCAGAGCCAAAACCACGAACCATGTTGAGTTTGTCACAGGGCAGGAATATACCGGCGGCGGCACCGGCTCGCAGCCTGCTATTTCCGAAACTGCATCTCTGACCGCCCCCGACGCATCCGTGGTGACCCGGGAGCAGAAGACCAATGTCACCCAGATTTTCCAGGAAGCCGTCGGCATTTCCTACGCCAAAATGTCCAACATGGGCACCCTGAGCGGCATCAACATTGCCAATCAGCAGGCAAATCCCATGAACGAACTGGATTTCCAGGTCGCAGCGAAGATGCAGAAAATCCGTCGGGACATCGAGTACACCTTCATCAACGGCGTTTACAACAAGGCCACGACTGACGCTACCATCAACAAGACCAGAGGCCTGGCTACCGCCATCACCTCGAACACCATTGCAATGGCCACCAAGCCGCTTGGTCTGTGGGATATCGCAGACATGGTAAAGAAGGTCTACGAGAGCAACGCCCCGCAGGATGGACTTGTGCTGTGGTGCGACGCTGTGACCATGTTCCAGATCAATGCTGACGCCGTACAGAACGGTCTTACCGTTGTCCCCGCCGCCCGCGAGATCAACGGCATCAAACTGTCCAGCGTCCTGACCCCCATCGGTCTGGTTTACCTGTATCTGGGCGAATGCCTGCCCTCCGGCACGGCCTTCCTGCTGAATCTGGACGTTCTGGCTCCCGTGTATCAGCCTGTCCCCGGCAAGGGCAATTTCTTCCTGGAGCAGCTGGCAAAGACCGGAGCTGGAGAAAAGTATCAGCTGTTCGGCCAGATTGGCCTGGACCACGGTCCCGAGTGGTTCCACGGTAAGTTCACCGGCATTGCCGAGACCTTCACGAAGCCTGCTTACAGCCGTAGCGTGTTTGTGGCGAATGCGGCTGACTTCAAGACCGCGGCCGGTTCCTAAAAAACGAACATAAGAAGGTGAGAAACCGTGCTGGAATCTGAAAAAAATGACCTTGTTAAAACAATGACCGGAGAAACGGACGAAAGCACGGTTTCCGCCTATCTGGCCGTTGCCGCTAGTAAAATCTGCCGAAAAGCCTTCCCGTACCGTCCGTATGAAAACTGCGTCCCAGAGCAGTATGGATATCTGCAAGTCGAAATTGCGGCATATCTGCTTAATAAGCGCGGTGCCGAAGGCGAAACTGGGCACGCAGAAAACGGAGTTTCCCGGACCTATGAGAGCGGAGACGTGCCGCCTTCTATGCTCAGGGATGTCGTTCCATTTGTCCAGCCTCTTGGAGGCGGTGCAATATGAAGATCATGGAGCGCAACAAGCGGACATTCTGGTACCTGCTGTACGATGCAGGGGCCGCGATTGTGGACGGTGATGGCTATGAGACCGGCGAAGAAAGCACGGCCTATAAGGACGCTGTGGCGTTCAGAGCCAACATCTCCGCAGCCACCGGAACGGCGCAGACGGAACAGTTCGGGAATCTGGCCGAATATGACAAAGTGATTGTCACGGATGACATGACCTGCCCCATCGACGAGGACACCGTCCTGTTTGTCGATAAAGAGCCGGAGTACAGCGTACCTGAGCGCCGCCCTCTGTATGACTATATCGTCAAGCGCGTGGCGAAATCCATCAATTCGATCTCGTACGCAATTCGGAAGGTGAACGTCTCGTGATTCGTAAAATCCGGGTCCCATTGTCTGTGAGCGGCATTGAAAAGATGCAGAAAGAGCTGACCGAATACCGAAAATGGCAGGAAGAAAAGGCCAAGGAGCTGACCAGGCGAATGGCCGAACTAGGCGCTACCGTTGCGTCTCTCCGGTTTGCCAGAGCCTTTTATGACGGGATGTCGGATGCGAATGTGTCCGTCGAGGCGATCCCGAACGGCTATAGGGTAAAGGCTGACGGAGAATCCGTCCTGTTCATCGAGTTCGGCAGCGGCATCACATACGGCGCAGGTCATCCTGAGGCCGCTGAGTTCGGCATGGGGCCGGGAACCTATCCGGATGGAAAAGGTCACTGGGATGACCCGAACGGCTGGTGGATACCGAAGGAAGCCGGTGGTGGGCACACCTACGGCAATCCTCCGGCTATGGCAATGTACGAAGCCAGAAAAACAATCGAGCAAGAGCTGCCGAGAATCGTTGAGGAGGTATTCCGATGATTGACATCGAGAAACAGATTTATACCCCTATTGCCAAAGCAGCGCGGGAAAAGTTTCCCGGCCTGACCGTGCGCGGGGCCTATGTAAAATCTCCCCCGAAACTTCCTCTCCTGACGATTGTCGAGCAGGACAATTACACCGTCAAGGCAAGAATGGACAGCAGCGACACGGAACGATTCGCTACGGTTTTGTATGAGGTGAACATTTACTCCAACAATTCCGACGAAAAGAAGTCGAATTGCCGTGAAATCATGAGATTTGTAGATAATTTGTTCTACAGAATGAACTTCACGCGACTGTCTATGACGCCTGTTCCCAACATGAATGACGCCACCATCTACAGGCTGAACGTGAGGTATCAGGCGGCGACGGATGGCGAAAAGATGTACAGAATCTGATTTTACGAAAGGAGTTATATAGAGCATGGCTATCTCCACCTATAAGGTTTTCCTCATGAAGAAGGGAACCTCTGGCACCACCTACGAGAAGCTGATTGACATCAAGGAGTTCCCTGATCTCGGCGGCGATCCGGAAATGCTGGAAACCACCACGCTGTCTGACAAAATGCAGACCTTTATCGCCGGTATTCAGTCTCTGGATGCGATGAGTTTCACAGCGAACTACACCCTGGCGGACTACCAGAAGCTGGTCGCGCTGGAAGGTAAGACCGAAGACTACGCAGTTTGGTTTGGCGGTACGGAATCCGGCGGTACTCTGACGCCGTCTGGCGCTGACGGAAAGTTTGAGTTCAGCGGCCAGCTGACCGCCTATCCCACCGGCGGCGGCGTCAACGAAGTTGTGAGCATGAATATTTCCATCGCTCCGTCTACCCCGATCACCCTGAAGACGGAATAACATTTGAACCGCGTGCAATAACAATGCCGCACATTACTTAGGAGGAATTAGCAATGGCTAAAATCAATGTTACCAGTCCGATCAACGGTAAGAAGTACGCACTGGAGTTCACCCGAAAGACCGCATCCATTCTGGAGCGGAACGGCTTTGTCATCAGTGAAGTCACCGACAAACCGGTCACCATGATCCCCATGCTGTTCCGGGGTGCATTCCTTGCCAATCACGACAAGGTGAAGACCGAGACGATCGATAAGATTTTTGCCGGACTGAGCAACCGCGCGGAGCTTATCAATAAGCTGATCGAGATGTACTACGAGACATATGCGTCGCTGCTGGGTGACGAGGACGACGGCGAAGACGCAAAAAACCCGGGCTGGGAAGTAGAGGAGTAAGCGAGCTTCTTCCCGATAAGGAGGGGGATGGGGACGACCCCATCCCCCGTTTTGCTTACACTGAGGCATTCAAAAAGGCATTCCCACAATATCTGACCATTGGCATGACCTACGAGCAGTTTTGGGAACAGGATGTGTGGCTCGTAAAGGCGTACCGCGAGGCATTCCGCCTAAAGCAGGAGTTGCGGGAACAGGACCTGTGGGTTCAGGGCGCTTATATTTATGAAGCGATTCTTGACGCCTCCCCAGTTTTGCACGATTTCGCTAAAAAAGGCACAAAGCCGCTTCCGTACAGAGATCGTCCTATCGGGCTTTACGGAAATACGCATCAGACTACTTCTCCTTCCAAAGTGGCCGAGACGCCTCAGCAAAAAAACGACAATAAAGCAAAACAAATCATGGAAATGATGATGGTTTCTATCAACAAAAGATTTGAGAAAGCGGGAGGTGAGAAAAACGGCGGATAACGTAGAAATGCAGGGCATTCAGTTCCAAATCACGAACGACAGTGCCGACGCATCCAAAGGGTTACTGGCCCTTGCCGATGATCTGAAGAAGCTGCGGTCTGCCACAAGCGGATCAGCAAAGTCTCTTTCCAACGTCGCGCAAGGAATCGCGTCTATCAATAAGACGCTTAATGGGATAAATACTGGTAGCTTTCAGATCAAAATGCAGCAGATCGGCGCGTCCATTGACCAGATGCAATCAAAAGTAGGGAATCTGAAAATCTCGTCTTCCATCGGCAATCAGCTTTCCGCGATCAATCAGGCGATCAGCGGCATAGATGAAACAACCAGCAGCAAATTGACGGCACTTGCTGACGGGTTGCATCCATTGTCTGAGATTGGTAGGTCCAATCTGTCCTCTTTTACCAAACAGCTTGAAAAGCTGCCGGTGATTATGCAGGAGCTGGACAATACCGATATGGGCAAGTTCTCACAGCAAATGCAGGATTTAGCATCGGCGATGAAACCGTTCGCGGATGAAATGCAGAAAGTTTCCAACGGGTTTTCGGCGCTTCCGATCCGGATACAGAAACTTATCACGACAACGGAAAAGTATAACCAGACCGTGTCCAAATCTACTGGTAGAAACCAATCGTGGGCGAATAGTTTCGGCCTGATTCAGCGCGTTTTTTCTGTTGCCACATTGATGCGTATCGGACGATTGTTAGGCAGTGCAATTGATCGTGCCTCTGAGTACCAGGAAACGCTGAACCTGTTTACCGTCTCTATGGGCGATTATGGACAGGCGGCCTACGAATACGCACAAAAGGTTTCTGCCGTCATGGGTATTGATCCTGCGGAATGGATGCAGAAGCAGGGCGTGTTCAACACAATCATCACAGGTTTCGGCGTGGCAGCGGATAAGGCCGCAATCATGTCCCAGAACCTGACACAGCTCGGCTACGACCTGTCTTCCTTCTACAACATCGGCGTGACAGAGGCAATGCAGAAAGTACAGTCTGGCATTTCCGGCGAATTGGAACCACTCCGAAACCTAGGTTACGACTTGTCAGTCGCCAGACTGCAACAGGAGGCGTTGAACCTCGGCATCGAAAAGAGCGTTTCGGACATGACGCAGGCAGAGAAATCCCAGCTGCGGTATCACGCGATTCTGACCCAGGTCACTGCCGCACAGGGTGACATGGCACGGACGCTGGAGAACCCGGCCAATATGCTACGGATTCTTCGTGCGCAACTTGAACTTGTCGCACGAGAAATCGGGAATATTTTCATTCCGATTTTGACAAATGTGCTGCCAGTGTGTATCGCGGTGGCGCAAGCAATCCGTGAGATCATCACGGCGATTGCTAGCCTGTTCGGCGTAACACTGCAAACGCCGGATTGGAAGAAATCCATTGGTTCTGCGGTATCTGGCTCCGGCGCCATTGAGGATAACATGGATGGAGCTGCCGGTGCAGCCAAAAAGCTGAGCGCCTATCTGGCTCCGTTCGATGAGCTGAATGTCCTTCCGGACGCTTCTTCCGGCGGTAGTGGCTCTGGCGTTAGCGCCGGTGGTGGAGGATTTGACATCGATCCGATTAGCTACGATTTCCTCGGCGATGCTATCTCTGGGAATGTCGATAAGATCAGAGCAAAGCTGGAACCGTTCGTGACATGGGTCATCGATCATCTGGATGACATCAAGAATGTTGCGTTGGCAGTGGGCGCGGCGTTCCTTACATGGAGAATCGTGGGAGCGTTCACGTCGGATTTTACCAAAATTGCAGGGATTGCGCTCACAGTGGGCGGCGCGATAGAATACGCGACAAATTGGTGGACGGCTTTTCAGAACGGAATCGATTGGAATAATTTGACCGGAATGATTCTTGGTGCAACCGCAGCCATAGGCGGTCTGGCCGTGGCATTTGGCCCAATCGGCGCAGCTGTCGGTTTTATTGTTTCCGGCTTCGGTATGGTTGTTGCGTCGATGAAGGAATTCATCGAGACCGGAACGCTGACCGACCAAGCTTTGGCTGCGCTTTCTGTTGGAATTTTGGCAATTGGAGCCGGAATTTCCCTTGTGACAGGCTCATGGATCCCCGCTGCCGTCGCAGCAGTTGCCGCCCTTGCAACCGTCATTGTTGTTAAATGGGATGACGTCAAAGCGCTGTTTGCGAAGGCGGGGAATTGGTTCAACGACAACGTCATTATCCCAATAGCCGACTTTTTCTCCGGTCTGTGGTCGAGCATATCCGAATGGGCAGTCAACACATGGAACAACATCACTGCGCCTGCTGTTGCGGCATGGGCAAAAATAAAAGAAGTCTTTTCCCCTGCTGTAAACTGGGTTGCATCTCTGCTTGGGAGCATATGGAAAACAACCAAGGATGTGTTTCACAACGTTGGGGTATTGATTTCCGGCTTATGGGATATCACGAAGGCCATATGGGGCAAAGCTGCCGCATGGTTCAATTCGACTGTAATTCATCCGCTTTCTCAGGCCTTTACCGGCGCTTGGAACGGCTTTGTTAGTGGTGCCAAGACGGCATGGTCGGCGGTGAAACAAGTCTTCAGCAATGTGGCGTCTTTCTTCAAGGACACGTTCTCCAAAGCGTGGGCCGGAGTCGTAAAGGTATTTTCCATTGGTGGCGAAATTTTCGCAAATATCAGAGACGGAATTCTCACTGCGTTCAAGTATGTTGTGAACAAGTTGATTAGCGGCATAAATAATGTAGTGGCTGTGCCGTTCAATGGAATTAACTATGCGCTTTCCAAACTTCGTGCTGCTACGATTCTTGGCATTCGCCCGTTCCGTAACCTATCCAATATCTCCGTACCGCAAATACCGTACCTGAAGGACGGCGGCTTCCTGGATGCAGGGCAGCTGTTTGTCGCGCGAGAGGCCGGCCCCGAAATGGTCGGTTCCATTGGCGGAAGAACAGCCGTCGCAAACAACGACCAGATCGTAGAAGCTGTTTCCGATGGCGTCTACCGTGCGGTTGCAGCAGCCATGGGCGAAGGCGGCGGCAGAAACGGCGGCGGCCAAGTCGTAACCGCAAAGGTGAACGGGAAGACGCTGTTTGAGGTTGTGGTCGAGCAGGCACGAAGCGAAACGGTCAGAACCGGGCGAAACCCGCTGCTGGATTTTTGATGCTAGGAGGTACCGCCAGTGACAATCAATAAAATTGATAGCCGGTGGAAGGTTGGCTCCACGGCCATCTATGAGCCGAGCAACGGAATCACTATCCAGCATGAGAATATTGCAGGGTCCAGCAGCGGGCGGACGGAAGACGGCGTGATCCATATCGATTGGGTCCGCCGTGACGTCCGGAAGGTGAATCTGAAATGGAAAGCAATGACGGAAACGGAACTGAACTTCATCTTTAATTTGATGCAGGGGAAGGAGTTCTCATTCACGTTTCCAGATCGAGGGCAGACCATCACAATGAACGCCTATGCGTCGAACTGCTCCTATAATGTATACACATACGCATTCGGAGAGACGATATATACTGATATCAGCATCAATGTCATTGAAAAATAATGGAGAGGGAGGAATGACCTATCTTACAGAATAAGCTTGTCATGGAAGGCGGCACCGTCATTGATTCTTCCTCCATTATTGCCTTAAAATACACGGCAGAATGCAATAGCGAAACAAATTTATCCGTCGGTGATACGACGGCGGCATCCATTGAAGTTGAAATGTTTCTATCGGGTGCCACCGTCACCGCCGGTGACCGGCTACAGTATATTCAGGTCGAAGACGACGTAGAAACGGTCAAGGGCATCTTTTACGCGGAGCCTCCGACGATTGCCTCCAAGACGTCTTGCCGGTTCACAGCGTACGACAGTAAAGCGAAGTTGGCTGTCGATTTTTCGGAATGGCTGTCAAACAACCAGGCGCTTTTTCCAATGACGGTACGCACTCTGGTTGGGTACGCTTGCGAAATTGCCGGTGTCACCATGGTTCCCGCGAGTTTCGACCACGAAGATTTGGAGTTGCAGGCGTTTTACGCGGACGGTGTCACTTCCAGACAGATTGTAAGCTGGGCGGCGCAGTTGGCGGGATGCTTTGTTTCCTGTACAGAGGATGGTCTGTTGCAATTCGCGTGGTACAAGCAGTCCGATGTGACGGTTTCTGCGCTTGACAAGGAATCCACCCTGCAATATATGCTGGACAGCCTGAATAGGAAAGACTACTACACGCAGAACATTCAAAGGGTTCAATTCAAGCAGGAAACTGACGATATTGGTGTTATTTACCCGCAAAATGCGGATGGAAATGTTTTTGCAATCTCCCAAAACGGATTGGCGGCGCAGTTGGGGAAAGAGACGTTGCTGACTATCGCTGAATCGTTGTATAATAAACTCAAAGGTATTTCCTATGTTCCGTTGGAATGTGCGGTGAAGCGCACCGGCGTTGTAAATCCTGGTGATATCATCACGATAACGGACGCTTCCGGCAATGTGTCAACCACCTATGTCATGCAAGTGCATATGGATTCGTCCGGAACGGCACTGACAAGCACAGGCGATGAAAACTATGCAGATAAGGCTGCGGTGGCTTCAGAGGAATACAAGAACATTCCTGGTAAAATTTTATCCATCAAAAAAGACATCGACGGGCTAAAGGTTGAAAACCGGGATGCCGAAGGCCGTCTGACCAGTCTCGAAATGACTGTGGAAGGCGCGACAATCCAGGTACAGAGGATTATCGATAACGGCGTTGATAAGGTCACCACCTCCAACGGCTACACCTTTAACGCTGACGGTTTCCGCGTCTCCCAGTCGGATCAGGACATTTCCACTACCATCAAGTATGACGGCACCTACGTCATGCGCGGTGATGATCCAATGCTGGTCGCCAATTCCGACGGTGTCATTGCTACCGACGTCAAGGTCCGAAATTATCTGATTATCGGCAACAATTCCCGGCTTGAGGACTACGGCGGAAACGAAACGGCCCTATTCTATGTGGGAGGTGAGATCGTCTAATGCCGTCCTTTAACGTAAAAACTCAGTTTTCTTCCCTATATCTGATTGTTGATTACACCATCGGGCAATACAGTATCGAGAAGAACACCACCCCGGTGACCATCAAACTGTACCTGCACCACGGCGGCCTGCAAGTCGGGGCCGGTACGGATGACTGCTCCGTTTGGGTCGGCCGCAACAAGGTAACTTGGACCGGCCCGGCTATCTACGATTCCAGCGGCGGCACGGTGCATCTTGGCACCAAGACGGTCACCGTCACCCACAATGCGGACGGCACATGGTCCGGTAAGATCGGCGGTTCCGAGCGGCTGAATGTCACATATTCCGGGACCTACATCGGCACGATCAGCGGTGAGCAGAGCATCACCCTGCCGCCGATCCCTCGGGCGTCCACCATCGCGGCCACGGACGCCAACATCGGTAGCCGGTCCACCGTGGTGGTCAACCGCAAAGCATCTGCCTTTACGCACACGATCCAGTACAAGTTTGGCAGCCTGACCGGGTACATCGACGGTTCCGGCAATCCGGTTTCTTCGGCGGTCAAACTGTCCAATACGACAATTCTGTTTGCGGTGCCGGACAGATTTTATGCGCAGATTCCCAATGCGGCAACCGGAAAGTGTACGCTGACCTGTACAACCTATTCCGGAAATACAAAGATCGGCGACGCGAAAACCACAACGTTTACCGTGACGGCTTCCCCGGCCTTGTGCGCCCCGGATATCACGGCCACCGTGCAGGACACCAACGAGGCGACGCTGGCGCTGACGGGCGACGCTGACACGCTGGTGCGGTACTGCTCCACGGCATCCGGCACCTTTACGGCGACGGCGAAAAACAGCGCGACGATCAAGCAGAAAACGATCCTCGGGACGTCGTTCCCCGTCGGCGGTACGACCTACACCATTGCCAACGTCAACACCAACAAGGTGACCTTCGCGGCGACAGACAGCCGTGGATACACCACGCAGAAAACCGTCGAAAAGGCGTTGGTCTCATATATCGGTTTGACGTGCAATATTATGAAGGCCTACCGTCCAAATCCGGCTGCCAATTCTGGGCGGCTTGAGATTTCCGGCCAGTGGTTCAATGGCAATTTTGGACTTTCGGTCAATACCCTGCTGCTGCATTACAAGCTAAGTGGGGCGGATGACTGGACGGCCATCGCTCCGACGATCAGCGGCAATACCTATAGCTGCACGGTGGACATTGCCGATCTGGATTATCGCAATGACTACAGCATCGACGTAGAAGCCGTGGACCTGCTGCAATCCAAGACGGTCACGGGCCGCATCATGGCTGGCGTCCCCATCGCCAACTGGGGCAAGGATAAATTCAACATCAACGTCGCATTCCTGCTGGCAGGCGTGGAGCAGGACGCCATGACGGATTCCGGTACCTCTGGCATCTGGACCTATCGCAAATATGCCAGCGGCCTGGCGGTGTGCTGGGGCAGCACGGATGCCGTCAATATTGCGCAGTCTGATTTCACGGCATGGGGCAGCTGGTATTCCGGCACCATCACCTCTGGCGAGGCGTTCCCGTTTAAGTTCGTTGCGCCGCCGCATATGCTGCGGGAGGTGAGCAACCCGTGGGGTAGCGGCTTAGGAAACTACACCAGCCCCACCGCAGCAAATACCGGGAAAGTGGCGCTGATCCGGCCCAACGCGCAAGCCGTGTCCGGTGTGCAGGTGCATTTTCTGGCCATTGGCCGGTGGAAGTGAGGATAGATAAAACGCATGGATATCATCGAAATTATCATCAAAGCGGCTGAGGTAGTCGGGTCTCTCGGCTGCCTGGCGGGGCTGATTGCAACCTTTGTCAAGTTCATCCAACATGACAAGGAGCAGAGCAAGATCATCCGCAAAATCCAAAAGGAGCAGACGCTGATCTGCTACGGATTGAAGGGTGCCTTGCAGGGGCTGATCGAAAACGGCTGCAACGGCCCGTGCAAGGACGCGCTGAACCGGCTGGAAAAGCACCTGAACGAGGCGGCGCACGAGGAAGGATCGAAAGATGGCTAATACTTACAAGGTCAAAAACATTACCGTCCGGCAGAAAATCGCCACCGGGGACGACACCTACATCGTCTGCGGAAACAGCGATTATACCGTCCACTGGGACCTGGATGACGAGTGGGCGGAGTACAACGAAAAAACCATGCTGGTCCGGGTGGACAATTCTCCGAACCCGTACACCGTCCAGTTTACCGGCACGGACGCAGAGCTTCCGGCCCTCTACAATACCCGGCGGTGCGTCATCGGTCTGATGGCCGGGGACGTCCGCACCACCACCGGCGCGATGTTCGTATGCCTCCCCAGCGCCCGGGACGCCTCCGGTGTGCCCGTGGAGCCTCCTGCGGACGTGTACGCGCAGCTGGTGTCCCAGCTGTCTAGGAAGATATCCGAGCCGTCTAAGGACGGCACAGCGGGTCAGGCACTGCTTACCGACGGCAAGGGAGGCCGGAGCTGGGGGGACGTGGCAATGGGCGGATCGGAGCTGCCGGAGGTATCATATGCAGACTGCTATAGAGTTTTGGGCGTGGAATATGACACCGAAAACGGTGGCTATCGATGGGGTGTCACCCCCGCCGCCCGTATCGTAAAAGTGGTTGAAGGCGACAATAATTTATTGACGCTATCCGATTACAATACCGACACTCTGATTACTGAGGCGCAATACAAAACCACAATTCTGCTGTATGGTGGCTATTACTATTATTGCAACTCAGAGCCTGCCACGAGCACCTATTACACAGCTTTCCGCCGAATAACGGTGAATAATTCCACCCAATTGCAGTTTTCTTGCTTCGAGGTAAGCCCCAGATTTTCCAACATACGCTATTACGACTGGGCCGATGTCACCCCCGCGGGCGTGGACGGCATCACGCCTACCATCGGCGACAATGGAAACTGGTATCTGGGCGATACCGACACCGGCAAGCCGTCGCGTGGTGCGACTGGTGCAAAGGGCGATACCGGCCCACAAGGCCCCGCCGGTAAGGATGGCGCGGGCATGGACATCACCGGCGCGTCGGTCGGACAGATCGCCAAGATTGCCGCCGTGGACGCATCCGGCAAGCCGACCAAGTGGGAGCCGGTGGATATGCCTGGAGGCGGTGGTGGCGATTGGATAACCCTTGTAGATTTGACACTTACAGTAGCAGCGTCAATCAGTCAATCGGTGTCTCTTATAGGCTATTCCGAAGTCGTTGTACAATTTGAAATGCCGAAGGTAGATGCCGTGATACCTGGTCAAGGCTCAGAATCACCAATATCCACTGCTGGATTATATTATGCACAGCTAGGCTCGACTGCTTACCCGTGGCGATATACCGCGCATGCTTGGCTCGACAGAGACGGCAATATTGTCAATTCAATCATCGCTTTTGGACCCTCAAGCGGTGTCGGGCAGCAAACTAATGTTTGTACTCAAGCAAAGCCGCGAGGGCAAATCGGGTCAGTATTTAGGATTGTGCCAGAAATGCCAAGTGGTACAAAGTTAAAAATATTAGCGAGGTGAGCGTGTGAAAATCTACGAAAACGGCGTAATCCGCGAAATGACCGCCGAAGAAATCGCTGAAATGGAAGAAGCACAGGCCCGTTATGATGCAAAAGAAAGGCACCGTCCTCTCACAATCGGCGAGGTGAGCGAAATGCTCATCCGCCAGCAAATCAATGCGCTTTCCGTGGACGACGCAACGGCTTTGCGGATGATTGCCTTTTATCCGGAGTGGGAATCGGGCAAGGCCTACACCTCCGCCAATGGCTGCCCGGTTGGCTATAAAGCAACCCGCAACGACCGCCTTTGGAAGCTCCGCCAGGAACATACTTCCCAGGATAACTGGGCGCCCGGCGAAACCGGCACAGAAAGTCTCTGGGAGGAAATCTGTGAATCCCACGACGGGACGCAGTACGATCCCATCCCCTACAATGGCAACATGGCGCTGCAAAACGGCAAGTATTACACGCAGGGCGGCGTGCTGTACAAGTGTACAAGGGACACGGGGAACCCCGTATACCACGCCCTTAGTGCCCTGGTAGGGATTTATGTGGAGTTGGTGGGCAATATGAACTGAGCAGACGATAACACGCACATGTGCGTTTCCCGTGTGTTTTAAGTCGCAAGTTGTATGCAAGTTAGTTCCAAGTTAGTTCAAAGTCAACATCAACAAAGGAGGAAATAAATATGGATTTTGGCATTGCAAACGTGGCCGCGATTATGGTCGTGGCCTATCTGATGGGGGCCATCGTCAAGGCGTCCGGCATCGACAACAAATGGATCCCCATCTGCTGTGGCGTGACCGGCCTGCTCGTCGGTATCGTGGCGCTGTACATCGGGATGCCGGACTTCCCGGCCAAGGACCCCATCACCGCCGCTGCGATTGGCGCAGCTTCCGGTCTGGCAGCCACCGGCGCGAACCAGATCGGCAAGCAGCTGAGAAAGGATGAGTAACATGCACATCATCGAAAAATCCTACCAGTGGCACGGCAGCCTGAGCAAACGGCAGGCCACCGATAAGATCATCTTGCACCATGCGGCGGCGTCCAGCTGCACCGCCGATGACGTCCACCGCTGGCACGTTGCCAACGGCTGGGCGGGCATCGGGTATCACTTTTTTGTCCGCAAGGACGGCAGCGTCTACCGTGGCCGACCGGAAGGCACCATTGGTGCCCATGTGCAGGGCCAGAACTGGAACAGCATCGGCGTCTGCTTTGAAGGAAATTTTGAAACGGACACCATGCCGGAGGCTCAGATCAAGGCAGGTGCAGAACTGGTGGCCTATCTCAAGGCCAAGTATCCCAAGGCCGTCGTAACCACCCACAAGCTGGTATCCGTAGAGGGCACCGCTTGCCCGGGCAAAAATTTCCCGTTTGACCGCATCAAGGGCGGCGCCGTAAAGCCTACACCCGCACAGAACAAGGAGGAAACCATCATGGTAGAAACGATCATGGTCGAAAAATACAGCGAAGGAAACGCCGTCAGAACGCTTCAGGCGGCCCTGAAGGACCGGGGCTACGACATCGGCTGGTACGGCACCGACGGCATTTGCGGCGACGCCACCGTGAAGGCCATCCGGAAATTCCAGCAGGACAACGGTCTGGATGCCGACGGCATCTGCGGCCCGAAAACCTGGGCGAAGCTGCTGGGTAAGTAACGACATAATGAACCGCATCCCGTGGAACCGGGTCTATGTGGAGGAATTCCTCCGGCTGGCGATTGTCACGCCGGAGGATGAGAAAATCCTCCGCACCCGGGCCGCAGGATGGAGTCAGATCAGGCAATGCGACGCCTGTAACATTTCCCTCGCCACGCTTAACAGACGGATTAAAAAGTTAAAGAATCAGTATGCTTCCGTGCAGAAATACAGCAAAATTCTCCCTAGAAATATTGAATTCTGATTCCGCGTGAGCATTTTTTGACAAAATCCCGGTCAGTAGATGAGAATCTGCTGGCCGGGATTTTTGCTATTATAAAGCCATGAGGTGGCCACCTTAAATTTTATAAACGGAGGACAAACTCATGGCTCTTAACTTTACCGCAGCGGATCGCGTCGGCGGAATCGGCGGCTACATCGGCGGTATCACGTCCCTGCTGGGAATGCTGGGCAACGGCAACCCTCTGGCGGTCAACGGCAATTGCGAGGGCGACCACGCTATCACCCGGTATGATGCCAGCAAGGACGCGAAGATTGCGGAACTTCAGGCGGAAGTCAAGTTCCGGGACGCCAACACCTACACCGACCAGAAAATGCTCCAACTGTACCAGTACGTCGATGGACGGCTGCGCGGCGTGGAGGGGCAGATTTCCGCCCAGGCCGTAGTCAACAGCCAGATCACCGCTAACATCTCTTGCATGCAGCAGGAGCTGGCCACGCTGTCCGGCCTGACCAAGACCGTCATCCCCATCAACAACGTGTGCCCGGAGCCGATGGCCCGATACAACTCGTGGACGGCCCCCACGACTACCCCCAGCACCGGCGGCTAAACACCACCCGGCGGGGCGGCAATCGCTGCCCCGCCATTTAACGGAACGGAGGGAATCCTATGGTAACGATCGAGCGGGCCATCAACGGCGCGACGGCGTATCTAGACCGGGAGCTGGTGCCTCATCTTCCCGGATGGAAAGCTGTTGCCGTGTCCGGTGTGGCGGCTCTGTACGCCGCACAGGCCCCGAAAATCATAGACAAGATAAAATCTATCCCGGCGGTGCAGATGCTGGGTGTGCTGACCGAGGACGGTCAGATTGACATCGACGCGCTGTACAACGCCTTTGCGCCGAAGGTCACCGGTCCGCTGGAATTTGCCATCCCGTTTGTCGGCGCACTGTCGCTAGACCGTGCCGAGGTTGACAAGCTATACCGCTACATCAAGGAGGCGTAACTATGCACGAGATCAAACTGCTGATGGAGCACGTTGAGGACGAGCTGGAAGATGCCCGGACCTATGCAAAGCTGGCCATCGAATACAAGACCAAGGACCCGGAGACGGCGGAGATGTTTTACCGGCTGTCCGGGGAGGAAATGAACCACATGAACATGCTGCACAAAGACGTCGTGCGCCGGATCGAAAATCACCGGCGGATGCACGGCGAACCTCCGGCGGAAATGCTGGCCCTGTACGATTATTTACACCGCCGGATGATCGATGATGCGGCGGAGGTTGGCGTGCTGCAGGGGATGTACAAAAAATAAAACGCACAAACATATAAAAGACACGCCCACCGTTACGGCAAGGCGTGTCTTTTGGTTTGGATAAAAATCAAACCGACAACTTGAATCTGGTTCGAATTTGCATCCAATGGTACTCCACTCCGCCCGAAATCCGAACACTTTTGTAATTCGGCAGAGGCGCTGTTTATTGGTATTTTATATGTCTTTTGCGGAATTCCAGTGAGATTATAGGCTGTTTCAAATTTGAAAAATCCCGGTCCATCATCGTATAGCATTACAGAGTTGACAAACATCCGTATGAGAATAGCGTCCCGGTTCTCCGGCTGAATGATTTTGTCCCGCACACCCTCCAAGAAGAAAATCACCATTTCCTTTGTCAGGTGAATTACCCCAGCGGATTCTGACCGCAATTCTGCCTCAAGGGCGCTTTTCTGCGTGGTCAGTTCTTGCAGCCTGCTAACAAGCACATCGAGGGCGGAACCGGATGTCTCGATTGCTTTCGTCAGGTTCCGAATCCTGCTGTCAATGTCGGCAATCTGAGATTCAAGGGCTGGAATTCTAGTGTTCGCCCGGAAGTCCGCCTCGGACTGCTGCGCCGCTTTTTCTGCGACATCCTCGATAAAATCGTCCGTCAGCAGTGCTGCAGCATCTTCCGCCACAATGTGCTCGATCCATTCCTTCGGCACTGGCTTCTTGTCGCAGGACTTCTTGCCCTTCCGGTTCGCACACGAATAATAGTAGTACGTCTGGCCATGCCGTCCTCTGCCACATTCTCCGACCATTGGAACGCCACAATGACCGCAGAACAGTTTCCCAGATAAAAGATAGGGATTCCGTGCTTTCCCACGCCCCGGTGCGCTTGCGGTGTCAGAAAGTTTGGATTGCACTGCTTCCCACTGCTCGTCGCTGACGATCCGCAGCGATGGGTCTTCTTTTGTGATGTCCATATATTTGTACACCCCAATATATCGTGTGTTCCGGAAGATGGTCTTGAAGCTGGACTTCCCGAATGGATGGCCCTTTGTCGTGCGATATCCGCGCTGGTTAAGGTCTCTTGCAATGGATACCAGACGATCACCTGCGGCGTATCTAGTGAAGATTTCCTGCACCACCGGCGCGGTCATCGGGTCTGGCACCAGCCTCTTGTTCTCCGTCTTGTAGCCGAATGGCGTCACACCACCGAGGGTCTGTCCCTTCATGGCGCTCTCCCGGTTCCCGCGCATGACCTTCTGGCGCAGTTCTTCCGAATAATACTCGTTGATTCCTTCAAGGACGGATTCCAGAATGATTCCTTCCGGATTTTTGGAAATGTTCTCTTTCGCGGATTCTACACGGCAGCCGTTTTTCCGGAGCCGTATTCGGGCCACCATGCTGTCCTCCCGGTTCCGAGCAAACCGGTCAAGTTTATAAACAAGGACCGTTTTCCACACTGATGTTGCGCTGTCTGCAAGCATCATCTGGAAAGCGGGTCTTTTTTCCATGCTGGCGTGGGCAGAAATGGCCCGGTCCACATAGATGGCAGCCACCCGGTAAGCGTGTAGTCGGCAGTACATCAGCAGGTCTCGCAACTGACCTTCTATGGACTGTTCAGTCTGCCGATCAGATGAATAGCGCAAGTAGAAGCACACCACTTCCGTCCATGATGCAGACAAAACGTCCCGATATTCAAAAAACAGCGCCTTTTCTGCGTCGGTCAGTGCTGAAAGGTCAATGGGAATTATGTTCATGTCCGGCTTTCCTTCCATTTTCTTTCCTTTGTAACCGTCGATTTACCATGGCGCGACCGATAAACAGGATAACGAATGCAATTCCACACGCCGAGATATAAACAATCGGTGCAACACCGTCGGCACGAATCAAGCCGATTTTCGGATGCTGATAGTCCAGAATGATGTACGTCATCAGAAGAATGGTCAGCAGAGAGCACATCCCGCACAATCCATATGTCAGCGGACGCCAATTCCGGTTTGCCGCCAGGATAGCGTCCTCTTTCTGCTGCAATCCCCGCTCCATAATCCGGCTGCTCTCTTTCAGCAAATCGACCTGGCCCTGCATGATCTGCATGGTTTCTTCTTTGTGTTCCAGTTCCAGATTCATGTATTCAATTTCCTGAGACAATTCAGCCTCTATGCCGATCCTCCGCAACTGGAACAACTCGTCCATGGAGACACCGAGATAAGCACATATTGCCGCGACGCTGCACACATTGGCAGATGCAGCCTGCCCGGAGAAGAATTTTCCGACATAAGACAGCGGCAGACCAGCCCCGTCTGCAATGTCCTGATTGGTTTTGCCTTGCTGTGATTTAGTTTGCCTTAGCGCGGCCCTGATATTGTCGAAATCCGGTATTGTTTGTCGGGTGGTTGTACTTCGGTCCGTGTCATCCATAATTTTTTCCTCTCAATTTCCAAAATGGTATGTGAAATGTCTATTTTGTATCTTGTGTTTACCCTACAAAATGAGTTAGATTTATGGTGCAGTCCGGCGAGGGACGGCACCATCCATGCGGCAGCCCGGTCTTCCGGTGGCGTCGGGGGACCGGGCGATTGCCCGAATGAATCAAAAAAGGGGACGAAATGATGAAAAGTGAAATTAAGGAAATGTACGAACAGCTCAATGACGAGAATCGAGAAATAATCACTTCTCTGATAGCTGCTCTCTTATTTTATCAGCAATCACAGACTTTACATAGGCCTGATTCTCAGGAGTAAGCATTTGAAAATATCGATCTATTTCCTCGGGGGCAATTGCAGTCCCCGAGGCTTTTTCTTTTTCTACTAGTTCACTTTTGGCTACATCAACTTTCCCCAATATACGATCAATAGGAACTCCGAAATAATCAGCGATTTTTTGGGCCGTGTCAGACTGGATGTTTTTCTTGGTCCCATTTTTTAACCCAGTTAGGATACTTTTGCTTATTTTTATATCTGTACACATTCTTCCGGGCTTTATCCCTCTTTCACGGCACAGTTCTTGAATGTTGTTGTAAATAATGCACATACACAGTCTCCTGTTTTTGGCAATATTGCCGAATTGTGCATCACCGCAAACTTTGAGGTTGACAAGTTCTCTTTCGAGTACTAATATATGGCTATAAGGTTCGCGGAAATGCACTACAGTGTTCGTTAGCATGATTATTATAGTACGTTCAAGCGAACTAGTCAACCCCCAATAAGGAATTGTCAAGGAGGTGATGATATGTTTTACAAAAATTTTATAGATGCTTGCAAAGAAAAGGGAACCACACCGTGGGAGGTTTGTACCGCACTTAATTTAAGCCGGAGTAATGTAACCGCATGGAAGTCTGGCAGAGAACCTAATTTATCCACCGTTGTTTTAATCGCCAAGCATCTCGGTGTAAACACGTCAGTGTTAGTTAAATAACGAAGTGAGGTGAAAGCATGGGGTACACGAAGGAGCAGATCGAGGCCGTTTACGGCGAAGTGAGCCGCCGCCTGACGCAAATGGTGGAGAACGAGGACTTTGAGGACGACTTCGATCGGAAGGAATACCAAAAGGCTATGCTTCAAGGCGTCTACAGTGCCCTGATCGCCACAGCGACCAATTGGCCGGAGGCGGCAAAATGGTGCGGTGAGGCCGAAGAGAAACTCGGCTTGTAAAGAAATCGATATCACAAAGGAGTGGGTTCATGGTGGTTTGCCCCATATGCAAAGCAGAAGTTAGCGATGACGCCAACTTCTGCCGGAATTGCCGGGCTAAATTGCGGTATGAATGCAACTGCTGGATCAAAAAAGCTCCGTATTGCTGTGGACAGGCAGAATGTCCTGGCTACCGGCTGTTCCTGATCGAAAAGCAGTCACAATCCTAATGCTTTTAGCGCGACGCTACCACCGAAGTCAATTGCAAACTGCAACATGGCTTTTGTGGTAAATTTACCCGCTGATGCGGCGGCGCGTTTAAGCCGCATTGCTGCCAGCTCTGTTTTGGGCGTATCTGCGATGATGTCCGGCAGTGATGCAATCAGCATTTTCTTGTCGGAATCGCTTAGCTGGTTTTCTGCCAAGATTATCTCTGCTGTAGCATCTAACGCAGACTGCGTCCACGGATAGGCTTTGGAACATTTCTTGCAATATGCTGCGAGTTCGTATTCCTGGAACCCGACCGATACAATGCTTGCCTGACCCAGTTCTTTAATAAATGCTCCGCACGAAGGGCATTTATCGATAATTTTCTGGCCGCACTTTTCGCAGTATTGTTCATTTTGCAATAAACGCCCAGAAATGGACCAATGACCGTTCAGGCAGACATTGACATATCTTCCCATATCTTCACCCCCTTTCATCGGGGATTGTAGCATGATTAGACATTAAACGCAATTAAAAATGAATTAAGGAGGAACACAAATGGAAAATGAAGCAACCGCAACTCAGATTTTTTATTACAAGGACTGCCGGGTGCGAACCGTGCAGCGGGACAATGAACCGTGGTTCGTGCTGAAAGACGTGTGTGACGTGCTGGGTCTGACAACACCCGCTCGGGTCGCTGAACGGCTCGATGGTGATGAGGTGAGTCAGGCTCACCTCACCGATTCCCTCGGCAGAACGCAGTCCACCACCATCATCAACGAATCCGGCTTGTATAGCGTGATTCTGCGTTCGGACAAGCCGGAGGCCCGGCACTTCCGCAAGTGGATCACATCCGAGGTGCTGCCCAGTATCCGGAAGACCGGCGGGTACATCGTCGGACAGGAAACCCTTTCGCCCGAAGAACTGATGGCCAAGGCCCTGCTCATTGCGCAGCAGAAAATCGCCGAGCGTGACGCCCAAATTGCCGATCTGACCGTGAAAAACCGGATCATGGAGCCGAAGGCGGACTACTTTGACGCCTGCATCGAGCGAAATCTTCTGCTTAACTTCCGGGAGACGGCAAAAGTCCTCGGCATTCCGCCGAAGCAGTTCATGGACTTCCTGATGGAAAAGAAATTCCTGTACCGGACGCAGAAAGGTAGCCTGCTGCCCACGGAAAGCCGGAATGACGGGTATTTCTCCGTCAAAGAAAGCTACAACAGCGCCACCGGATGGAGTGGTACACAGACGTTCGTAACGCCGAAAGGTCGAGAGGCATTCCGGCTTATGCTGTTCTGGTGATGTGCGGTGAGACGGTATCACACGGAAGAAACTGCGGAATATGTCAAAAAGATCGGCGCAATCCGTGCCACAATCGAAAACGAGAAACTGACTTACGTCTGGCTGATCCGCCAGCTTGAAAAGGAGGGGTGTACGACATGCAAGGAAACAATGTCGCTTGCGATGAGCGGGTATTCCTTGGGGAAAAAGGCACGGGAGCTGATCGACCGCTCGTATCTGATCTGTCAGCGGTATCTGCGGGCCATGGAGCTGATCCGTTTATCAGACCGCAGCTTCCATACATCATCCGAGAAACCATGATGTGGCTGCGGACGCCGGACCATTTCAAACAGTACGAAACTTGGTATGAAAAGCGGTACGGGGTACCGCTCAAATGAAACAATTCAACGCAGAAAGGATGCAAAATCACAATGGAAAAGGGTATTTACATTGCAAAAGTCGGAGAAACCGGCGCTCAGGCGCTGCATCTGGACGAGGACGCGGTGCAGAGTGCCACGCTGACCCGGATGTTTGAGGCCAAGGCGGCCAGAGACACCACCACCAAGGCCACAGCGGCCCGGAGAGCGCAGAAAGCGGAACGGCGGATGAATCGCCTCACCCGGGACTGCGCCCGGCTGACGGCCACCATGGCCCTCGTGATTCTGACCAGCGTCTACGGCCTGCCGGTGGCCCTCGCAACGGTGATCGGCTGTGCCGGGCTGATGCTCTACCGGGTGGGCCGGTACTTTGGAGGTGAGCAGTGTGCTTAAAATCGACATCAACAAGGATAAGGATCAAAGCATCATCCAGTGCGAAGGTGCCGGTGATGAGCTGCTGGCAGAGCTGGCTATGGTTGTCCACGATATCTACTCCGGAATCCATAACAATGACCCGATGATGGCGTCGGCTTTCAAACACCTTTTTATCTCGCTGGTTTCCGTGCCGGGCAGCCCCGTGTGGCAATGTAAGTCCAAGATGGCCGACGGGAGCTACTGTATCGTGATGCCGGCGCCCGGCAAGGATGACGGCAATGCTTGATTCACCGTGTAAAGGCTGCACCAACCGGCGGGTGACGGAATCAGAAAACTGCCACATGACGTGCGCGGCCTACCAGGAATTCAGCCGATACCGGCGGCGGATGTGCGATGCCAACACGTTCACCGTGGGGGTCCGGGCAGAGCATTACAAGGCCATCAACAAGGCCAAAAAACGTTCTGGTACAAAGTAAAAGGGGGTAATTTTATGGAAGATTCTTATGACCTGTGGGAAATCCAGCAGAAAAGAGCGGATGTTTGGCTGAACAATCGCCCCATCTGCGCCCGGTGCGGACGGCACATTCAGGACGATTCCTGCGTGTACATCCGGAAGTATGATGAACGCTATTGCCTGACCTGCATCGAAGCGATGACGGAGGAGGTGGAGTGATGATTCGCAAAGTACCAACCAGCAACATGAGCAAGGAAGAATGGATGAATCTCCGCGCCACTACCATTGGCGGGTCTGATGCAGCCGCGATCCTCGGCCTGAATCCCTACAAGTCACTGTATGCCCTGTGGGCGGAGAAAACGGGGAAGGTCATCCCGGAGGACGTGTCGCAGAAGGAGGCGGTACGCCTCGGTACGGACCTTGAGGACTACGTTGCACACCGGTTTATGGAAGCGACCGGCAAGAAGGTCCGCAGAGAAAACGCTACCATTTTCCGGGACGATATGCCGTATGCTCACGCCAATTATGACCGGCTGATCGTCGGCGAGCGTGCCGGGCTTGAGATCAAGACCTGTAATGCACTGCATCTCAGCAAATTCAAGAACGGAGAGTTTCCGGCTAACTATTATTGCCAGAGCTGTCATTACTTACTCGTGTCCGGGCTGGACCGATGGTACCTCGCCGTTCTCGTTCTTGGCGTAGAATTCAAGGTTTTCTGCATCGAGCGCGACGAGGCGGAGTTGGAAGCACTACGGTGTGCCGAAGAAGCCTTCTGGGAGATGGTGAAAACCGACACTCCTCCGGACGTTGACGGTGCGAAATCCACCATCGACGCACTGAACGCAGAATTCCCCGTCGGTGACTCGGATGCTGACACGGTCGATCTGACCGGCTATACGGCTGATCTGATGATTATCGACGAGTGCAACCGCCAGATCAAGGAACTTGACGAGAAAAAAACTGCGGCTCAAGCCCGGATCATGGAAGCCATGGGGGCGTCTGAGCGTGGAACGGCAGGGAACTTTTCTGTCTCGTGGAAGTCGCAGACACGCATGACCTTTGACCGTAAAAGTTTCGAAAAAGACCACGGGAAAATTCCTAACAAATACATGAAATCAACTGAAAGCAGAACTTTCAGGTTCAAAAAGGAGACTGATTAACGTATGGAAAATATGATCCAGAACGCAGCCGCCGCCAATGTGAACAAGATGGCGACAAAGCAGAAGAAAGCCCCCAGCAGTATTCAGGACTACATTGAGGTCATGAAGCCTGCGATCAAGGCAGCTCTTCCTTCCGTGATGACCCCGGAGCGGTTCAGCCGAATCACTCTGTCGGCGTTAAGCGCGAACCCTACTCTGAAAGAATGTACTCCGCAGTCTTTCCTCGGCGCGATGATGACGGCTGCACAGCTTGGTCTCGAGCCAAATACGCCCTTGCAACAGGCCTTCTTGATTCCGTTTCGGAACCACGGGAAACTGGAATGCAGCTTCCAGCTTGGCTATAAGGGCCTGATTGATCTGGCCTATCGCTCCGGCGAAGTGTCCATCATTCAGGCACACACTGTCTATGAGAATGACGAGTTCCAGTATGAACTTGGGCTTGACCCAAAGCTGCGTCATGTACCGGCGAAAACAGACCGTGGCGCTCCCATTGCGTACTATGCCATGTTCAAGACAAAGGACGGCGGCTACGGTTTTCAGGTCATGAGCATTGAGGAAGTCCGCGCTCATGCGAAAAAGTTCAGCAAAAGCTATGGAAATGGTCCGTGGGTAACGAATTTTGACGAAATGGCGAAGAAAACTGTGCTGAAAAAGGTGCTGAAATATGCGCCGCTCAAGTCTGATTTCGTGCGCGGAATTGCCATGGACGAAACCACAAAAACGGACATTTCTTCCGACATGAGCGAGATTCCTGATATGACGGAATATGTCGATGTAGACCATGAAACCGGCGAAGTCATTGACGCATCGTCAACGTTGGAGCAACCGTAAATGTACACAGTACACGGACATTCCGGAGAAATTCTTATGCAGTCCAATAGCGGCTGCCGGTATCCCCCGGAAATTGAAATGGACCTTCTGTCAGCCGGATACACCATCCGGCTTGACGGAAAGCGTATCACAAAAAAGGAGGTTTCCGATAGAATTAAAAATGAACAAGTGGTCTGACAATGAGGTTGCAACGCTTAAACAGCGCTACGAACACTCAACAAACCAGGAACTTGCTGATATATTCCCGGATAAATCAGCGGTTGCGATATACAAAAAGGCCCACAAATTAGGCCTGTCGAGGGACAAGAATGTGGCATTTAAGAACCGCTCTCTTTGCCAGAAAGGTGAAAAAGCGCCGAACTGGAAGGGCGGGAGAAAGAAAACATCGAAAGGCTATATCCAGGTTATGTCACCAAACCACCCAAGAGCTGATTCCGGTGGGTATGTGTTGGAACACATCCTTGTTTTTGAGAGCGGAACTGGTATTTCAGTTCCAAGAGGTTGCTGCGTACACCACCTTAATGGCAATAAAGAAGACAACAGGATAGAAAATTTATGCCTTATGACAGTTGGGGCGCACACGGCAATGCACCATTCTGGGACAAAGCAAAACGAAAAAACCAAGGAACTTATATCCAGCAGAGCAAAAGAAAGATTTTCGGATAAGCATAACCACCCTTCTTACAAAGAAATCGATCTTAACGGGATTCAAAGCCTTTTGGATTCCGGGTATTCCGTAAACAAAGCGTGCAAGATTGCTGGAATTGCAAAATCAACATACTACAGGAAAGTGAGGGACAACGATGCTGAATAGTATATCGATTATGGGCAGACTTGCTTCTGACCCACAGCTTCGGAGAACCGGTTCCGGCAAGGCTGTTACCAGTTTCTCTGTGGCCTGTGAGCGGGATTTTGCTGACAAGCAGAGTGGGAAGAAAGAGGTTGACTTTATCGAGTGCGTGGCCTGGGGCAGCACGGCGGAGGTCGTCGAGAAGCATTTCTCCAAGGGCCGCATGATCTCCCTGACCGGTCGGCTGCAAATCCGGGATTGGACGGATAAGAACGGCCAGAAGCGCCGTAGCGCGGAGATTTTTGTGGAGGCTGTCTATTTCTGCGGAGCAAAAGAAAACTCCGCACAAAGGCACTCTGCGTCCGAGAGCGGCAATTCGGCTGCGTACCCGCAGATGCAATCGCAGAATTTCGATCCGATAACCGATTTTGACGGCGGTTTTCCGTTCTAAGCAGGCGGGTGACGGAATGACTGTTGAGTTCACGATCCCCGGCGCACCGCAAGGCAAGGAGCGCCCGAGATTCACAAAGAACGGCTACGCCTACACGCCAGCCAAAACCCGGGATTACGAGAAGATGGTGGCATGGGCTTACCACGCCGAAGCGCACGGAACCGTGTTTGACGGGCCGATTTCTGCAAGCATTGTTGCCGTTTTCCCGATCCCGCACTCATGGAGCAAGAAAAAACGTGAAACGGCGGCTGATGGGTGCCTTTTGCCGATGGTGAAGCCTGATCTGGACAATATCGCAAAGATTGTCCTTGATTCGCTTAACGGAATTGCCTACAAGGACGATGCGGCGGTCACCGATTTGACCGTCATCAAACGGTACGGAACCCGACCTTGCGTCATCGTCCGGCTTTCCGGAGAGGGGGATGGACCGGATGGCTGATCGGAGAATGTTTTCCAAGTCGATTGTCTTATCCGACGATTTCCTGGATATGCCTACCAGCTCCAGAATCCTGTATTTTACGCTTGGAATGCTGGCCGATGATGACGGATTCGTCAACAATCCGCGAAGCATTATGCGTCAAATCGGGGCAACAAACGACGATCTCAAGATTTTGCTTACGAAAAAGTATGTCATTCTCTTTGACAGCGGCGTTATCGTAATCCGACATTGGCGGCTGCATAATTACATCCAGAAGGACCGATATAAACCGACCAAATGTGTGGACGAAAAAGCGCAATTGAGTATTGCAAAGGATGGCACATACACACAAGACAAGGCTCTTGTATCCAATCTGGATACAGAGTGTATACAGTCTGTATCCAATTTGGATACACAGGTTAGGTTAGGTAAGGATAGGTTAGGTAAGGATAGGTTAGATTTAACTGGCCTCCTAACGGAGTCCAGTTCGTCCCACTCCGTGGCACGGTCGAGTTTGGATTCCGATGGGAAAAAGAAAAAAACCGTGCGAGAAATCGTGACAGACGCATGGAATTCCCTTGGTGTTTGTAAAATTACACGCATTGTTGAAAACTCGCAACGCAGTACTTACCTGAAAAAACGCGTAAACGACTACGGTCTTGACGCCATTCTGAAGGCCATTGAGAATGTCCGGACGTCAGATTTCCTGATGGGGCGAACAAAAGAAGGCTTTAACATCACGTTTGACTGGTTCATCCGCCCGAATAACTTCCCCAAAGTGCTTGATGGAAACTACAACGGAGACAAAAACAGCCACAAAGGTGCGGCTAATGCACCGGTAAGCGAGGAAGACCTGGCCTTTATGGCAGCAATGGAGGGTAAGACGTGAATGACGGAGGAGTGTTGGAAGCACTTGCGGAAAGGGCAGCACGAGCCGCCGATCCGGACACCGAGTATCTGGCGGAAGACGGCCTGAAGCACTGCACGATCTGCGGTGGAAAACGCGAAACAATCATCAACCCACCATTCCCGGGTGCAATGCCCATGAAAGTCAAGTGCTGGTGTAATTGCCCAACGGAGTACGATGTCCAGAAAAATCAGGAAAAGCGTTCAGAAATCAAGAGAAGGCGCGAAATATGCTTCCGTGGGTTTGAAAATCTGATAAACGCCACATTCGCGGCCGATGACAAAACCGGTGACCAGAAGATTGTTCAGGCTTGCTGGAAGTATGCGGATAACTTTTCCGAGAACTTGCGAAACGGGACGGGCTTGCTGCTTTACGGACCGGTCGGCACCGGAAAAACGTTTCTTGCCGGGTGCATCGCAAATGCCATAATTGATGCCGGTTTCCGGGGAAAAATGACAAACTTCGCTACGATTTCGGACGAGCTGTGGTCAGCTGAGGACAAAGCGGAGTATTTGGCCCACCTGTGCAAGTACGATCTGCTCGTGCTGGACGATCTCGGGATCGAACGCAAAACCGATTACATGGACGAGATGGTCTACAAGGTCGTAAATGCCCGCTACACGGCGGGGGTGCCCATGGTGGTGACCACCAACCTGTCCACCGCCGAACTGGGGCAGCAGCAGGACATTGCCAAGCAGCGAATCTATGACCGCCTAATCGAGCGGTGTCTGCCTATCCAGGTCACCGGGAAGAGCCGCAGAAGAGCCGGTGCAGCGGACGCATGGGCGGGAATGCGGCAGAAATTGGGATTATAACGAGAAAGGAAATGAAATTAAAATGGCAAATATTGTAGGACTGGATTTGAACATCGATCAGGATTATTTGGCGGAAGCAGTAAAACAAACCGTTATGATGGGAATTTCGGAATCCTTAAACGGGAAAAACGAAATCGTGAGCCAGATCGTAAAAATGGTTTTGTCTACGAAAGTTGATAAAAACGGGAAAGTTTCTAGATATTCCAGTGATAATGAATATACATTGTTGGAGTTCCACGTCAGGCAAGCGATTGAGGAAATCACTCGTGAGGAATTGCAAGCACTTGTAAATGAACGAAAACCGGAAATTACCCAGGCAATCAGAACGGAGTTGGCTAAAAAAGTAAATTACAATAAATTTGTCGATAGCTTTTTTACGGGCGTGGAAAGTGCACTGAGCAATACGTGGGTGCCGAAGATCAACGTAGAGTTTGATAAGAGAAATGGAGGCGACTGCTAAAAATGCGAGTTTTGATAGCCTGCGAAGAATCGCAGACCGTGTGCAAGGCTTTCCGGGAACGAGGGCATGAAGCCTACTCATGCGACATCCAGGAGCCATCCGGCGGCCATCCGGCGGCCATCCGGCGGCCATCCGGAATGGCATATTCTGGGCGACGCGCTAATAGCCATCGAGGGAGGCACGGTGACCACCATGGACGGGCAGGCGCATGACGTCGGTCGGTGGGATATGATTATTGCTTTCCCGCCCTGCACCAAAACCAGCAACGCCGGAGCGCGGCACTTGTATAGGGGCGGCAAGCTCAATATCAAGCGGTATTATGAGGGCTTGTGCGGCAAAGCGCTGTTTTTAGCTATTTGGAAAGCGGATTGTGAAAAAGTTGTGATTGAGAATCCGACGCCGAGTAAAGTCTTTGAGTATCCAGAGCCAACCCAAGCCATACAGCCCTATCAATACGGGCACCCTTTTAGCAAAAAAACCTTGTTGTGGGAGCGTGGTGTCCAGCCGTTGGAGCCGACCAATATTGTTGAGCCGACAGCAACATGGTGTCCAAGCGGAAGCTACAGCCATAAACACGGAGAACAGCACAAAGGTATGTTTACCACAGACAGAGCTAAAAATCGAGCGAAAACATTCCCCGGCATCGCGGCGGCCATGGCGGAACAGTGGGGAGGAATTGAAAATTGAAAAGACAGTTACAGTTTGTAAGCTTCTTGTTTGAGGACCTGAAGGAGAACGTTACACTTTATCTGGCGAATGGCGGTGATGGCTATAACGGAAATTACCTGAATAAAAACCACAGCAAGACCGCCCTGAAACGCAAGATCATCATGCTGCGGCAGGAGCTGCTGAATCTGGAAAGGATGCTGGAAGATGGCTAAGTTAAAAACATACACGCAAGCGCAACTGAGCGAGATTTTGCGCAATCACCAGCATTGGTTGGATAAGGACGTTGATGGTTGGGTGGGTATGCAGGCCAACCTGCCCGAGGCCAACCTGTCCGGGGCCAACCTGTCCGGGGCCAACCTGTCCGGGGCCAACCTGTCCGAGGCCAACCTGTCCGAGGCCGACCTGTCCGGGGCCAAACTGTTCGGGGCCAAACTGATCGGGGCCAAACTGTTCGGGGCCAAACTGATCGGGGCCAAACTGTCCGAGGCCGACCTGTCCAGGGCCAGCCTGTCCGGGGCCGACCTGTCC